ACGACAAAAAATGATTGAAGACTTAAAGAATATTATAACTATTTAATAGCGAAAAAACAACGAAAAATCGGTAAGAATATTAAGAGAATAAAACATGAATGATAAGTTTTATATTAAAAAAGATCTACTAATCTATAATACAGGCGTTTACTTATTAGGCAATGAAACAAATGAGGATTATTTAAATTTGTAGTATATTTGTGGAAAAATACAACGGATTAACAACGTGGCTAATAAACAAAATTTAATAAATAAAGGATTTGACAAAAGACCCGAAAATATTAATAAAAAGGGTCAGCCTAAAAAGGTATTAACTACCTTGATGGAATATTTAGAAAAAGAATATGGGAAGCCAATCCCCAAGGCTGAAAGCATAAAATTACTTGAGTATATTGAATCACTTCCAGTTGTAAGCCTTGCTAATTTCGTAAAAGATCAGAATTTGCCTGCAATAGTTCAGGCGTATGGTCGCTTGCTTTTGACAGGCGATCAAAAGGATTTTAGACGAGTAAGTGCTGCCGAGTTAATAAAAGATAGAATCCATGGTAAGGTCTCTCAAAAAGTTGATTTGTCTACTGATATAAAAACAATAAAAGTTAATATAAAGGAATGATTTATGAGGTTGAATTTCCATCATTAAAAAAATTAGTAAACAAGCCATTCCACAGCATATTTGAAAACAGGGATAGATATTTATTTTTGTGGGGGGGGCGTGACTCGGGGAAATCAGTATCGGCACGAAGAAAATTAATATTTAGATGTTTATCTGAAAAATATTTTAGGTGTATTCTGATAAGAAATACATACGAATCAATAAGAGATAGTCAATATCAAGGAATAATTGATGATATTCAAAATCTAGGTCTTTCACAATTATTTACAAATACGGTAAACCCTTTAGAAATAAAGTGTATTAACGGCAATAAATTCCTTTGCAGGGGTCTTGATAAGCCGGAAAAATTAAAATCACTTGAAAATCCATCGGCTATATGGTACGAAGAGGGAAATCAAATAACAGAACAGGCGTTTTTAACAATAACGACATCTGTTAGGTCTTCTGAAGCTGAATATATACAGGAGTTAATGACATTTAACCCTGAAAGTGAATGCAATTATGAAGATTTTTGGCTATATAAGATGTTTTTCCAGGATACGGTAGAAAAGAATTTTAGAAAAAAAGTGGAGATTAATGTTGAAGGGAAAGTAGAATATTATTATTTTACATCAATTCATTCAACATATCACGATAATCCATATTGTACATATGAACGAAAGTTGATCCTTGAAAAACTTAAAAAAACTAATCCATATTATTATACAATATATACTTTAGGAGAGTGGGGGAATAGAGATGTTAGTTCTAGGTTTTTTAAATCATTTAATCGTTTATTCCATGTTGGTAATGTTGGTATTGATTTATCAGTGCCTATTCATATTTCTTTTGATGAAAACGTGAACCCTTATCCGGCTTTAACGATATGGCAATTTAATGAAGTAAAAAAAACAATATGTCAAATACATGAAATATGTTTAACAACCCCGAATAACAAGTTAAAAAAGGTTGCCAGTACATTATGCTCATGGATGAGAAAAAATAGTTATTTTGACATTGTGTTTATCCACGGTGATGCGACATCAGACAGGGAAGATTCTAAGCTAGAACAGGGGGTTAATTATTTCACAATGCTAAAAAGCGAAATAGAGCAAAGTGGATGGAAATGTAGGATAAAAAAACCAAATAAAAATCCATCAGTAGCGTTAAGCGGGGAGTTTATTAATAGCTTACTGGAAGGTTATGATGGATACTCAATACTAATTGACGAATCTTGTAAAACTTCAATAACTGATTATTTAATGGTTACTGAAACAACCAATGGGAGCATGAAAAAACAAAAGAACAAGGATGGTGTTGAGATATACGGACATTGCAGCGATACTTTCAGGTATTTTATCGTAAGCATATTAGATAATGTTATGGGGAAATACCAAAGGAATAATGTGACATCTAAATATTTGATAGAGAATATTCCTGATAGAAGTTATTAAATATTTTACATTCTTTATTTAGATTAAATAAAAATAATATATCTTTGTCAAAACATACATAAACAATATGTCATTTTTGCGCAAAAAAGACTATTATTCATTGGTAGACGAAGATACTGTTGATATAATCACAAATTCCACAGATACATTTTTATCTGACCGTGAAAAAGCATCCCAGGAAGAAATAAGTACTTATATTAGGCACCGATACGAGGCAGGAAAGATATTTAAAGATATCTTAACATTTGATTATAATACTCAATATCAAATAGGGGATTTAATTGAATGGTCAGAGACAGCATATAATATTTCTTCTACTTATAATATCGGTTACAGGTGTAGTTATTCAGGCAATATTTATAGCTGTAACGCTAATGGGATAACAGGGGCGTGGGACTCTTCTAAATGGGACTTATTGGCAGAAAATGAAAGCCTATATTATTGCGTTGTCCCTGCTTATCAGCAATTGCCTTCTACATCATTTGCATATTCAAGCAATAATTATACAGGTAATCATAAAGAAATAACAGGATGGGATAAGAAAACATATAATACTCTTTATTTAAAAAGGGATGGCGATGAGATAAAGATTTATTATTCTTCATCCGATAGGTCTTCTGATATTAATAAAATAGGGTACTTTGAATATAGGCAAGATGGCGTTTCTTTGCCAGTTACAATGTTAATAAATCACGGGTATGATGATAATAATATTTTAGGTGGGTTTGTTGATGTTATAGGTTATATCCCCGACGGTACTGAATGGACTATTGTTGCTTCTAATTATTGGGCATCTGGTGATAATAGGAACCAGTTAATGGTACAATTAATGATAGATATAACGCTTTATCACATATTAAGCAGGATACAGCCAAGGAATATCCCTGACCATAGGAAGGAAAGATATGATGGTAATGATCCAAGACAAATAGGCGGGGCAATTGGGTTTTTAAAAAATATAAGGGACGGTAAGGGGCAAATGGATTTGCCAATACATAGTGACACTGAGAGGGGGCAACGAATAACATTTTGGAGTGAAGATAAATTAAATTATAACTACTGATATGTGGCCTTTTAAAGAGATAAGAGATAAAAATTTACCTGTTCAAAATATTGATCAAAAACTGCCAAGAAAAGTAAATATAATAGATCAAATTGTCTATAACCAATTATTACAAACAAGAAAGGATATTTCTGATTGGGTAAGCGCCGTTAATCAGGCCAAAAGCCCATATAACCCTGATCGTACTGATTTGATTGATGTGTATAGGGACATTTCAATTGATGGACATTTGTCAGGAATAATTACCTCTATAAAGAATAAGGTTAAAGCAAAACCTTATATGATAGTAGATCAATCCGGGAATGAGGACAAAGATAAAACAAAATTATTTAATCAAGAATGGTTTGTTAATTTTATTGAATGGTCTATTGATTCAATGTTTTACGGATATTCTCTTATTCAAATAAGTGATATTAAAAATGACACATTTAGAAAGCTAGAGTTGATACCTAGAGAATACGTTATCCCGGAAAAGCAATTAGTTAAAAGAAATCTTTATGCTGGCACTATTGATGATGGAATTTATTATAGTCAACCACCCTACGACAGATGGACAATATTTTTAGGAAATAATGATTTGGGATTGTTGCATAAGGTGGTGCCTCATGCTATAGCAAAAAAGAATTTATTAATAAGTTGCTGGGACAATGCCGAATTATTCGGTATGCCTATCAGAATTGTATATACCGATATTACTGACGAGGATCGCAGGAGAAATGCCGAGTTGATGTTAAAAAAAATGGGCAAATTAGCCTCAGGCGTATTAGACAGTTCTGATAAAATAGATTTTCAAGAGAGAAATAGTAGCGATGCTTATAATGTTTTTTTACAGCCTTATGAAACATCAAATAAAGAAATGTCTAAAGCATTGGGCGGTCAAACAGGCATATTTGATGAAAAGTCTTTTGTAGGATCAGCAGAGGTTCATGAAAGATTATTCGATGATTATATAAGTTCGTATTGCTTGTCTATAGAATTCCAGATAAACAATATTCTTATTCCAAAAATGTTGATTCACAGAATACCATTAGATGGGTATATGTTTAAGTGGAAGTCTGTTGAGCGATTATCAACAAAAGAAAAAGTAGAGATTATAAAAAATTTGGCTCCATTTGTAAAATTTGACGATGGTTTTATTGAGGAGTATACGGGGTTAAAATGTGAACAAAAAACAAGCGAAAACACAACAGTTATTCCAGATAATACACAATCAATAATGAGAGATGTAATGAATTATTATAACGACCATGGCCACTAGAACTATATCTGAAATATATAATTCGATGATTGCGGAAAAAGAATCATTCTCAACTTTGAATAGTCTTGAACCTTTAGTGGATGATTCGCAAAGCATGTTGGACGAATTAACAAGCACAAGCAAGGTGGCAATATGGAGGTTGATATTCTTTGTTTGTGCGGTAGCAATATGGATACATGAAGGCTTATGGGCTTCTTATGAAGTTGAAATAACTGATAAGTCTGAATCTATGATACCGGCCACAGTTGAATGGTGGGTGTCTCAAATGCTTAAATATCAGTATGGTGATAATCTTATTTGGAATGATTCTAAAGAAAAATTTGAGTATTCTGTAGTTGATAGTACGAAGCAAATTATATCTCAGTGTGCGGTTGTTGAATCTAATGGCATTGTTGTGATAAAGGTGGCAAAATCTGATGGCGGTACAGGTCTTGAAAAGCTATCATCTTCTGAAAAACTTGCTGTTGAAAATTATGTTGACAGGCATAAGCCTGCCGGGATATTGACAACATTAATATCTGACGACCCTGATGAATTATACTTG